TCAGGCGATAATACCCTGATATTTTGTTCGTGTGGCGCCTGCTTTTGTGGCCGTACCTGTGAATGCTCCCGCGTTCGTCGGTGTGCCGGTTGACGGGTGGGAATGTGATGCACAGGTCGTCGCCAGTTCGGCCAGCAGGTCGATGGTATCGAGCATCATCTGCAGGGTATTGATACCCTCACTACCGATATGGACAGTCGGCCCCATGATTTGCTGGCCACCGGCCGCAACCGTTTTACGCAGGCCGGCAATCTTCTCGCTCAGTGCTGCAGCCTGCACATCGATGTTGCCAGTGACGGTGAGCGACTTATTACCGCCGATTTCAGTTGTGGCATCCTGTCCCACATGAGCCACATAATTGGCCTGGGTACCGACCGCATAATCACCGGTACATCCATGCTGGATAGCACCGGCCAGCAGCTTCGCCGGCCCCATCACCTTTGTTGTATCACCGGCATGGATGGTGGTTTCACGCTGCGTGATGGTCCGCGTTTCGGTATCCGCTTTCACTTCACGGTGCATAGAGCTTTCAGCGATAGTCTGATCCGTTGTGCGCTGCATGTGCCCTTCCACTGTCACGCGACTGGCCACACCTTCGCGCTGCTGCTGCAGCTGCTCACCGGGTTTGACATCAGGCAGGCTGGTACCGTCTGGCAACGTCTGCCGAATGAACGGCTTATCCGGACGTCCGTCCATGAATGCCACTTCAACCAGAGTACCGACTGGCGGGAACTGAAACTGACCACTGTCGTGACCGGCCATAGGTACCGGCACAGGCACCGCCTTATACACCGGCGTATCCGGTACGGGATTACCATCTGCGTCCTGCAGCTGCAGGTCAACTGCATAACGCGGCCTGAATTCGTTGGCAATATTGCCACTGCTCACCGGTTCGCTGTGGGCGATAACTACAGCCCGGCGCGGTACATGTAAACTGCCAGCCAGCTCAGGGAACGCTTTCTCCATCTGGCGACGTATAAGCGGTTTACTGAGGGGATTGCCGCTGGCATCGAGCGGTGTCCATGTCAGCAACATATCGTCGTTCATCAGTCGAACCATGGTAATGCGCTGACCGTTCACCATCGCGCCCGGTCGCAGTGTCGGTACCATCGGGATCGTCATACTGTCGCCGGCGGCCGTGGCCTGATTAAATTCTTGCGGGATAGTGACAGGCTTTCCGGCCAGCAAACTGTGCGCATAGCTACCGGTGAACATATTACCGTCCGGCAGCTGGTACCAGACATAATCCGGTATGCTAAAAGCGCGGCCAAGGCTGGCCAGCAACTGCCAGCCAGTACCCGCGTGCGTAAAATGGGCTATGGGTTTATCGGTGTAATCGACACTAGAGGGAAGTGTGAACGTCAGCCCCGAGTGACCGCCCAGCCAGTCAGTGACAATACGCAGCGTGGGATGCTGAAATGAACAGGGAACCTGCCTGTCCAGCGTGCCAACCAACTCGCGAACAAACAGTTTTACACTGCCGTTCTCCGCCGGCTGCGACCGTTCCACATACCCAGTAAACCAGCGGTACATCATTTCGGGATAGCCGATATCGAGACGCACCAGTTTGCCTGTGTAATCCTCCCCAGTGACCGCCGTAATAAAACCACGGCCTCCGGATGACAGTTCCAGTACCAGATTGCTGTCCACAAGGGGGATTTCGTTTCCGGAGAGATACAGACGTTTAACCGGGCGCATCAGTCCACCACCTTACCCAGAGTGTCATTGACAGGCTTCAGCACTGTTTTTTCGAACCACGTCAGCTGCTGATCGGATTCTTTCGCGCCGGCAGTTGCCCCACCGTCTGATGATGAGCCGCCCTGTTTTGCTGCTGCAGATCCATTACGGGCATCATTACGTGCCTGTCGTTTCTCTGGCACACTGTGTTTTTCACGTAACGTGAACTGTACCGCCCATGCCATCTTCCCATCCTGCTCTGCAGCCTCTAGCTTTCCGGCAAAGACCACCTGGCGAATCCCCACTACATTGGCCGTCAGGTTGGCCACACGCCATGTTTTCATCGCCCCGCCGCCGGTTGTTGTACTGGCCATCGTTGCCAGGCGGGTCAGCGTTTTATCGTCCCTGAAAGGAATAAGACCGCTAACCTGCAACTCTTTGGCTTTAATACCCTGCTCTGCATGGGTGGTGCTCGATGTCTGACCACTCTGGTCTTTATCCTGGTACTGCATACCGAGCGTAATGCGCAGATTTTTCATGATAATGGCTTCGCCATCGAGCGCGAGAATAATGTTAGCCAATCATTGCCTCCAGTGCGCTGAGATCACTTCCTGTGAAAAGAATAGCTGCAGTATGTACCGCATCCGGATGGGGGATATTTTTTACCAGCTCCACAACCGTAGTCGTCACCGGCCCTGTCATATTGAAAAACCAGACTTTAGCCGATTTCGTCTGCAGGTCTGTCAGCCCCTGGCTGATCGTCGCCAGAACATTGCTCCTTTCGCTGGCAAAACTGGCCAGCATGGAGGTCATTTCACTTACCCCTGTGCTTACTGCAGCTTCAGCCTGTGCAGCTTGCGTACGCAGCGCATTCAGTGCCATACGGGTTGTATCCGTCGCCACAGTCACTGATGCAGGAAGCGCTGCGGTAACATCCGGCAACTGCATTTTAACCCGCTCAAGTTCACCAAATGACTGAGCCAGCCTGCGCACCTGCTTGAGTTCTGGCATTGGCAGAACTGACGATACCGCATCGAGCGACGAGAGCAGCTCATCATGTGTGTTTTCGCATACCATCATGATGATGTTATGCGTGCCGGCTCCGCTTTCGAGTAGTTTTTTACCCAAAAAATGTATTGCGTTTAACGGGCTAAGGTACCCACCGGTACTGTTATGCTGCCCAAGTTCCGGTACCCATGGATGCGCAGCTATCACGCTACAGGTAAGCGACGATAACTGTGCCGGGATATGCAAATTAGCTTCTTTCCACATAAGCTTATGCTTCCGATAAGTCCATTTTCAGTCCGTTACTGCCACACAGGCACTGGGGGCCAGTTAATCGCGTTGTATGATTCTTGGTTGGTTACATCACTAAAATCAAGGCGACGTAGTTCGGTACGATATGCGCGTAGCGCCGTTAGTTCAGCTTTCTCATCATCAGAGATGTCGCCATCCTCCTGCGCTGCCTCCAGCCAGTTAATGCGCATTGTGACGTCAGTCATGCGGTTATCCCGACCCGCCAGAGCCATAGCCTGATAGTCACGGATTTGTTGCAATTTACCGTCTGTATAAAACCAGTCATCCCCCAGGCTTACGCGTAAATTAGCTTCTGTTGCCGGAAGCTCTACAACGTTCAAATTAACCGGGAAAAACGCATGAATGTTTGTCGTGAACGTTCTGACCCGACCATCATCGTCATAACCAATTTTTAGTGTTTTTGATTCATCAAATAACTTAATAACGTCATACCAGTCATTGCCTTTATCATCCTGCAAAAACAGAACGTTCTGACCGTCAATAATCTTGGGTCTGTCAGTAGTTTCTGGTGTATATGGGGTGAATTTTCCAAAGCTCTGCATCTTTATTCCCTTTTAATTGATGACATACCAGGTGTTATTCACAAGTTTTCGTGTATATCGGATCTGAATCCAGCCGACGTTGCTGGAACCGCCTACCATTGAAAAGTTATACATAGCAGCGCCATCAGTCCCACGCATGTAACCTCGCCCGTCCCAGAACTGAAATTCAGTTGGGGCGGTGTGATCGATATCCTGGACAGTATTCTGCAATACCCATTGTTGTGTTGCATAAGCCGATAAATCAGTGGCTGGCGGCGGGTTGTTGGGTGAATAAACTCGAGTATTACCTTCATAAACAGCACGCCCCGACAAATTACCGCCAACTGTCATATTTCCATTACGCCCTATGGATAATGGATTTGATTCCCACGCACCTTTTGCATCATAAAAATGAAGATCAAATCGGTCCTGATAATAACCGTACTGACAGGCGAGAATACTGTTGGCATCACCGTTAGCTATTAGGCAATTGGCTTCTGCTCTGGTCGCTGGAAATAAAAAAGCAAGCTTCCCTAGTAAACTTCCTCCAGTTATAGGTAGCGCCTTTACATCAACGGCTGATGTTGGAAGTTTCCGCACAACCCATACACGAGGACCAGCATCAGATGCCGATACGCAGGCACAAAATGAAACATCACCCGATTGATAGTCGGTCGTCATTATTGATACATCACCAAAAGAATTGCGCATTCCGGTAACATGGATATACACCCACCCACTTGGCGATATCATTCCGGGAGGAACGTTCTTTGCAGACAATACATAAATAAGCAGGGTTTCCCCTACAGCAAATTTATAAGTCCCGAAATCAAAGCCTTCAATAATTGGCAACGCACCTAAACCAAACCCACGGTCTCCAACTTTCAGTACATGGCCTGGAGAGCTGTCAGTTGAGGAAGTGGTAGCATCTAGAGTAGCCGCAGTTCCAAGTTGTAGAGCTGTACGGGCTTTTGCCTTATCCGGGATGTCAGCCAGGTTCTGGTCTTTTTGAAGTGCACCAGCTGCCTTGTTAACCGTATCCTGCAAACCAATGTTTTGAACAAACAGAGGTTTATTCGGAATGTCTCCACCGTTACGCTCTTTTGCAAGACGCGCGTTGGCGTTATCCATCGCGATTTTAACCGCTTTCGACGTCGCGGCCAGTTCTTCGCTGGTACTGTCCGTTGCACTGCTTAACCGGGTGAATCCCTTCTCGCTGGTCGTGGCATCAGGGTGATTTCGGGACTGTTCATGCTTTTTCAGCGCATCACTGGCCTGTTGTTCGTTCAGCGTCCCTTTTGGCCGTAAATCCGTGATATTGCCATTCACATCAATGCTGGCCACAGCAAATACATAATGCTGTGTACCGTTTTGCACGTAATCCGCCAGGCTTTCCGCGATGGTGACTTTGCACTGTGCATTCCAAACGCTGGTAAGCAATCCTGTCCAGCACACATCCAGCCAGACTTTGACCGGCTTCGTTGTCACCGTAATATTCTGATTTGCAACCAGTGACGTACGCAGCCCCGCCACATAGCCGGTACCTTTTGTGACAAAAAACTGATTGCCCGTTTTTCCGACCAGATAACCATCACCAAAGAATGCCGCTGCCCCGTAAATATCCGCATTTTCCAGACGCTGACGCTCATCGATGCCATCGAGACGGGCAGTAAAATCAATCTGCCAGGTTTGCGCCGGCGTGGTGATATTTGTCTGTTTTTTGGCACCGTCATATTCCATCAGAAACGAGCGGGTCAGGACGTTTCCCTGCACACCGGCGGCATTGGCCACTTTGCTTTGAACGGGAGCATGAACAATCATCGCCACTACATTCGACGTTTTGTTGACCAGACCAACCCAGTTGAAATCAAAATCGCCCACGGCCGTGCCGAGGGTTACGGAATAGACAACCGCGTTATCGTTTACAACGCCGGTTAAGGCCACATCAGCACGATGCACAATCTGCGCGTCTGGGGGAATAGCTTCATTTGGATCAATCGGTGAAGATATATCCAGATTGGGGACATTGGCAAAAATAAATCCGTCCAGCACTACGGCTTCCCCCGTTACCGCCTGCTGGGCTTTCAGTTGTTCAAACGCGCTGGTAATCACTGTTTGTGACATAATTTCTTCCCTGAATGACATTATTTTGATGCTGTATAAACCACATAATCCCCGGTGTACCAGCCAGCCCGAATATCAAGCGTGTCGATGGTGATCACCTCATAGTCATAACGCCTGCAGGTACGGCCATACTGCCTGATGATTTCACGCAGCAATTCCCCGTTAGAGGCAATTTGCCCGTCACTGACCCGAATAGTGATCACATCCCAGTCTTTACCCGGCTGGCGCTCCTGCAGTTCCACATACCCGATACCGAGGCGTTGAAAAATTGCAATAAATCCCTCAACACTGCCGGCATCCCGGGCATTTACCCAGGCGAACGCCACACGCTTACGGTACAAGTCGAGGGGTTCGCTATTAAACCGGGTAATATCCCGTTCCCACGCCAGCAGGTTCAGAATCGGTAGTGGGCACACCAGTGGGTCAAACTGTTTTGCAGGCCACATCAGCCACTCATAGAGCTGCGACCAGAATTTTTTACAGGCTCTGAGCAGTCTGGCCAGCTCACCTTTGCTCATCCAGAAAGGCAGCTTAAGCTGCGAGAAATCAGGCATTGCTCAGACTCACTGTCAGGGTTTTAAGACGAGGAACAGCCAGGTCGCTGCTGATATCCGCCAGTGAAAACACGACTGACTCAACATCCTGAAACTGCTCATGCAGCTCGCGCCCCAGTTGCGAAAACGAAAAGCGGCTGTATGGCCAGGTTTTAACAACGTCAAAGTCCGTATTTTCCCGGAACGCACAGCGAATTAGATTGATCACACCTGATTTCAGCGCTGCCTGCTCGTCGGCTGTCAGATTAGTCAAATTGACAACATATACCGTTGCGGTCAGGTCATGCTGGGTTTCAGGTAAGGCCATACACTGCAGATCGTCACCGTGGCCATGGTGACCCCGCGTTGTGATGAAGTCATTCACCGCTGTGAGAAAAGGCTGTGATGCCTGACCACTATCAAGCAACAGATAAGCATTCGCCGTTCCTGGTCCCCGGGGGGCATCATGTTTGAAAAAGATACGATCCACTGACAGTCCTGCCACACCAGAAATCATCGAACGGTAAACCGCATCAGTATGGTAATTACCTACCAGATTGAACTGGTTACGACACCGCTCCCGCAGTTCATCATCTGACTCATCATCCCCGCCCGGTGTCGTCAGCCAGTCATCCTCATTAACCACACTGGCAATGCCGGTGACCGCCACCGGCAGGATCCGGTAATATCCGGGAGCCAGATTCCAGGCTGCGCCGGCACCAGTTGCCTGCACCGGTATCAGGGCTGATACGGTTCCAACAGGTATCGTGATATCAGCTGTCACTAACACCTGGTAAATAGTGCCGTTGATACGTTCAGTCTGAACCACCGTACCTGCCGTCACGCTGACAGCCTGTGCTGCAGAGGCTTTGGTAAACCGGATTACCCCCTGCGCTGCGCTGGCGGGTTTCGGAGTGACATTAAGCCCCCAGGCAAGCAGGCGCAAAAGCTGCCCACTGGCCGTGGCAACAAACATATTGCGCATCACAACATTAATCAGTGCGCTGATGATCCACATCACCGGCGTCGTAATGAGGGCAGTGACCAGACGCCAGAAAGGCGACATGCGCGAGGTATTGGTTACCATGCCCTCCGCCGTCACAATCCGGTTAAACTCGGCACGTACTGCATCCTCAGTCACCGGCATTCCCGCATCCTGCAGGACTTTCTGAAAATCAGGCTTAGGCATTTCCATAGTCAATTCCCTGTGAGAGTGGTCCGAAATCATAGGTATCCGCAGTGATAAACAGCCTTGTGGTGCTTTCCTCTGTGACCACAGCTGTACCCGGAACAATGCGTTCATCATCTTCAATCAGCAAAATCATCTGTGTGAAAATGTCACTACGCAATGTAGGGCTTCGCTCGGCGATCAGCGCGGTGGCCAGCCCGCTTTCCATAATGGCGTGAACCACATCCTGTCCGATGCTGTAGCGGTTATTACAGAGCACCGGCTCATTGCCGGCATTCAGTGCAATATCCCCGCCAGTAATCAGCAGGTCTATGAATAACGCGTTCATCCCTGTGTCTCCTGCCATTCACGTAAAAGTGCCGGCGTTGGCATCTGCTGCACCTGAATAGTCGTGTTACCAAACGTTTTACGCTGGTCGATGGTGGTCTGACCGTTACTTACCGCACCTGCAGCCTGGACGCCATTTCGTCCAACACCCTGCGCGGTACCTCCGGTCAGCAATTCGGGTGCCAGTGAGGCTGGCACTGCAGGATGTGCCTGGGCAGTCTGCATCAAATCAATGTCAATACCCGGCAACTTGTTAAGCCCGCTCACTATCCAGTTAAACGTATCGCTGAAGCTGGCTTTAATGACCTGCCACAATCCGGAGAACATATTGCCAATCGCCGTACTCATGTTTTTAAACGACTCAATCGGCGATGAGAGGTTGAAAGCAGCAATAACATCCAGCCATCCCTGCTTAACAATGCCTACTGCGTCAAATAAATAACCCGCCCAGGTGATAACGAGCTGAATGGGGGACAGGATCAGACCAATGGCCTGCGCCACGAACTGGCCACATGCCACGCCCGCACTGGTTACACCCTGGAGTTCTGCGGCGCTGGACTGAATGGGGGAAATCAGATTAACAAACCAGCCAAACAGCGTTTTAACCGTGTTCCATACTCCGGATATCGCACGACCAATCAGGCTGAATACACCATCAAACGGCGAAAGTGATCCGGCTGCCTGAATAAAACCATCAATAAAACCGCTGATGAACGCCTTAATCGGTTGCCAGCAGGCATAAATCGCAAGCCCCAGTCCGGCTATCACCGCAATCACGGCCAGCACAGGCCACAGCAGGCTGGTTGTCGCAATACCTGCGGCCCCCGTGGCGATGGAGTACGCCAGCATTGCACCACGGATAAACGTCATTGTGGCGCGAAAAGCCAGCATGGCTTTATTCCCCACCCACAATGCTGCGGTATAAATGCGTACGGGCAACGTGGCTGCAGCCCATGCCGCGCGAAATGCCAGCAATGACAATTGCCCGGCGCCCAGCATCAGATTGACAGCCGCACCTGCAGCTGTCGCACCAATGATGGCCATAACAACCAGCCCGATAGATTTGGTGATATGCGGGAATAATTCCTGCCAGCGCATAAATTGTTTGCCGGTATCAGCCACGCCGTTCAGCAACGGATAAATCGTCGGTAACAGCGTGCTACCAATGACGATCCTGACAGCGTCCATGTAAGCGGTGAGCCGTTCCCAGGGATCCACCATGTTTTTCGCCATTGCCACGGCTTTGTCCAGGCTGTTCGTTGAGCCAATGGCAACAATATTGTCCTTCAGCTGCCCGGTGTTATTTATCAGTAGCTTAATCATGGCCACCGCTTCATCGGATCCAAACGCCTTTTTGATGAGATCAGAATCAGCAACTTTACTCAGGTCACCGTATTTCCCCCGGATCAGCTCCAGTATCTGCGGCGTGGACTTCATGCGCCCGGAGGCGTCCGTAAACTGCAGCCCCAGCGTTTTCGCTGCACCACCGACGCCGGCAAGGAAAGACTTGTATTTAGTCCCGGCCTCCGAACCCGACATGGTGGCCTGCAGCTGACCGAGAACCGCGAACTGTTCAGACACATCCGCACCGGCGGACGTCGCTGACGCCCCCAGTGCAGTGAATGCCCCGGACATTTCGTTACCTGTGGTTTTGAACATCTGCACGGCATACGCCGTTTTGCCAGCAATCGCGTTAACCCAGTTAGCATTACCCATTGCATCGGCGTCTTTTTTGAAGATGCCATACATGGTGCCCATGTAGTTGGTGATGGTGGCCGCATCGGATTTGGTGGCTTTAGCCAGCACGCTCGAGGCGTTAGTGAATGCAGCCAGATCGTTACCGGCGAGGCCAGAAATCGCCGACTGGATATCGTAGGAAGATTTGACGAAATCGGCGGCACTGCCACCGTACTCGATAGAGAAATTCATCGCCGCATCACGCAATGCGTTCAGCGCGTTCTCGGCGGTACCCAGGCTTCGTACTTCACCCAGCGCCATGTTCATTTCGTGCGCCGGTTGCAGTACCGCTTTGATGCCCATCCCTACACCAAGCAGTCCGGCACCGCCGACCGCAACATTGGCAAACGCCTGCCGGGAAGCACCCGCAAAGCCCTTAACCCCGGCCTCTGCCTGTTTCAGCGGCCGGGTAATTTTATCAATCAGTGAGAGGGTAAAGTCGAGTTGTGCGCTCATTTGTCACCGTTCAGTGCCAGCGCGATACCGCTTGCCACGGACTTGCGCATGTTCTCCCAGTGACGGTTATCCAGCCAGATGGCCGCAGCAATGCTGTCAGGATCGTCGCCGTCCGCTGGCAACCAGTGGCGGCGCAATATCAGATACTGCGCCAGCCCGTTATCATCAATAGCCCGGACCCGGGCCGTCAGTTTTTTACTTCGATTTCCAGCTCAGGCACAAACTGCTCATTCACCTTGGCTGCCAGTTGCAGCGGAACTCCTGGTTTTTCCAGCAGCTTATCAAGTGCCTCTTTACACTCTGTCGCGACAATACGGCGCAGATAATTATGGGACGGGGCCACTTTGTTATCCGGCATCAGCTCATTGATATATTTGTTATAAGCTGGAGTCGTTGGCAGAAACTTCAGCTCTGTACCGCAGACAACCAGAGTGACCACATTGTTTTCTTTACTCATTTTTCGCTTTCCTTCGCAAAAGAATTTCATTAACAAGAGAATTATGGCGAGCTGCACACACAGGGTAGATATCCTGATAACGCAGTAAAGCAGCAGCCAAATCACGACCCGTTCCCCCCTGCAGTCGGGGCAGATTTTCGGGGCAACGTGTCAGCAGGTTTTCCTGATAAGGCACGTTCGGCCGCACTGGCGGCGCTGTTGTACATCCTGACAAAATCATCAGTGACGCAGACATTAGTAAAAACGGGCTTAACGATCTCCGTGCGGATTTCCACTGGCGCGGCATTTTTCAGTCCCTCGAGTTGTTGTTCCAGTTGCCGGGATGAATCTGCCGATACCGTCACCAGTTCATCACGCAGTTTCTCACCGGTCGCTCTGGCTGCTTTATCGACGACCAGCTGAACCGAATCCTGATACCAGCCCCGGGTAAACCATCCCGCACACAGACCGATAATCAGTGCCCACAGTGTTGCCCTGTTCATCATCGCAGCTCAAAGTGCGGGCAATCCCAGTTGTCATTACCGACAGTGTGCCCATCGCCATTGAAATCACCGCCCCAGCGCAGCGTAACCCCCTGCTCACTGGCTGCGGCAAACATCGCATCACGCAACGGGAAAAACTCTGCCGCTTTCCAGGTACCCCCCACAGGGAATAAATCCACTGCCAGCCCGTCCTGATGCTTGCTGTGTGCCACCTTTGTTTTGCGTTCTGCCAGCAGCTGACGCTGACGCTCTGCTGTACGTAACCCTTCAATGACGATGAAATCCACCTTCGACAACTGCAGCGCACGACGCACCACAGCCTGAAGTTTTGGGTTAACTCCGCGCAGGCTTTCCTCGCTGCGACGACTGAAAACAAATCCGTTGCTCATTCACTATCCCTCTTTTTACGTCGTAGCCAGATTTCCAGAGCCTGATGGCCACCAATACCCAGCGCAGCCCCCAGACCGATAATCAGCAAAGGACTGGCTCCGGGCACCTGCAACAGCACTGCGCCAGCGGTGGTGGAGGTCAGACTGCCGATAATCACCCGCGAAAAAAACAGTCGCGGTGTGATGGGGTCATTGCCGTCAAGCATCTTGCCCAGTGCTGCCAGAAAACCAATGACCAGCAGGGTATACAGTGTTTTTTCATGTTCCTGCATACCCGCCTCAGCCAATCAGGTTGCGTACGTCATCACTGGACAGATACGGCACACCATTAATCTTGATGAACTCCGGAGAGGTCACGAAAAACTTCGCCTTGTGCGTCAGCGTTGAACCACCTTTAGGATCGATATCCAGCAATGAGGTCACCACCAGTTTGCAGCCGAACGCCTCCACCTTAAGCTCTTCATCCCCCGCTTTGGCATACCACATGGCATCAAACTCCGGGATGGCCCGCCATGAGCCAGCACGCGCGGCCATCGGGGTAAGCTGGTCTTTCAGTACCCGGGAAGAAAACTCCACTTCACCATCTGCGGCCACATCCCCGGAAACCGAGCCATCCGGTACGCCGCGAGTCTGTGCCGCTGCAGTGTTGTCGGTGATATCGAGAGAAATTTTGTCGAAATGGATCAGTTCACCGGCAAAATTGCAGTCAACAGACTGACCAGAAATACGTCCCATCAGGCATTACCTCCCTGTAAGCTCAAATCCAGCATCACGGACGCCTTGATGCCTTTTGGGCAGTCATAGGTACGTACAATGATGTAAATCTCCACCTGTGTTTTAGTGCGCCAGAGAATTTGCACATCACCATCCTGTGGTGGCATACACTCCCCCGGGAACGTCACACCCTGAATACGCACCGTTTTGGACATCTCACGCATGGGTGCGGCGAAATATTGCTGATGCGTCGCAATGCTGGTTGGCGTGGAGTTCAGCGCACGGTCGGAAATTTTAGGGATGGCCAGCAGGCGAACGCGGCGACAGACTTTATCGATAACGCGTTTGTTCTCAATCGCCTGAAAATCGCCCCCCTCAACATCAAGCGTGACGCCGTCAGCCCAGTAGTACCCGTCATAATCCGGATACCACATTGGTACCGAGAAACGCGCCTTATTCAGCGCCTGCAGCGTGGCAAGTCCCAGTTCCACACCGTCTTTATCCACTGGCAGTTTGCCGGTAACGTTCAGTCCGACCACCGGGCCGGTTTTAACGCGGGACGGACTGTCAGCGATAGTGACGGCACGATTGCAAAGGCGACCGACATACACCCCCGGCTCTGCGCCAAACAGACGCGGAACCAGCGTTACGCTGCTTTCAGCGACACCCTGCTGGTACGCCGTGACAAGGGAGAGATAGTCAGCCCAGGATTCTGTCGAGGGCACAATGCCCTGGACGGAAAGATACACATGCACCCAGCGCTGCCATTTCGCGTTAATGTCCGCAATCAGGCTACTGGCGCGCAGAATATCTGCCTCGCTGGCGATATCGTCACTGACCAGAACCCCTTCCACCGAACAGACCGCCATCGCCGCTTCTGCCGCACTGGCAAAAGTCACTGCCGGCTCATCTTCATTCAGGATCCAGACATACCCAAACCAGTTATCGCCGGCGTTACGCATCGCGGCCTGAAGGTCTGTTTTAAACACACTGTCGCCAGCACCTAGCAGTTGATCAAAGTCAGTCTGGGTATTGACCGGGATGACCTTGTTAGCGTTCGGTACCGTTGCACCGGCTGTACCCGGGGTGACGGTCGCGCCGGCGGCGTTAGTCAGCTTCAGCAGCGGACCAATATCAGTCCCGGACGATGCCGCGCTGGCAACGGTGATTGTCGCGGCTGCGCCGGTCGTCAGGGTCGTCACCACAAAGCGGCTGGCCGTATCATCCCAGCTCACCGTGGCCAGCGAGCTGAGTTTTTCCTGCAGTTCTGTGGCGACCTGCGCAAGCGTAGTGGCAGCAGACAAATCAACACCGGTAATACTCTTTTGAGTACCGTTGATGGTCAGCTTCAGGGCACCATCACTGACGGCCGTAAATTTAGCAATGGCTTTGTCTGCCGTTGCCAGCGTCCCGCCGGTCAGTATCGCTGCCGTAGCAGCACCACCGGTGGCTTTCAGTGAGCCGATGAATAACATCACCCGCTCGATTTCTTTGGTTTCGCCCTGCAGCTGGTTGAGCTGATCGACGTCTACAACAGGCCAGGCCATCCTTAACCCCTTATATCCTGTGCATTCACATCCCAGCCGAAACCAATAGCCTGCAGCTGGCGAGCGAGTGCGTTCATAAAATCCGTTTCCCCTATACCCAGAAACTCGCGGGCAGGCAGAGTGACGGTCCATGTCTGTTTTGCCGGAGTCCCCTCCAGCTTGCGGATCAGCATCCCTGCCTGAGCAGCGCTGACCTTCGCCTGTATCTCTTTGTAACCCGGCGTTCGCCAGCGTTTGCCGCTGCGCATTTTGAACCCTGCTTTACGCAGACGTTTTGCCTGGCGTAATGTTGCCGGGCCGGACTGGCGACTGCTCCCTGATGACTGACGGGCGCTGATTGTCGCTGTCATGCCATTTTGCTGTACATAGCCCACCGTGCCGGCAGAGACTTCACGCGTGCCATTACGGTAGTTTCCCCCGCTCAGATAGAGCCTGACGGCATCAATCTCGGGCATCTCACGGATACGGATGAGCTTTGGCATATTGCGCAGCATCTTGCCTCTGCGCTTCGTTTTACGCGGTGCCCATGCCTCCCCTTCGGGAGACTGTTGATTACGTACGTTCCTTTTTGCCGCGGCCACCAGACCGTATTTCGCCAGACGCCACAGCAGACGACGACGCTTAGCTGGCGGCAATTCCAGTGACTTCAGCGCATCCCGCAGCGCTTTCAGCTGCGCGGGGTTTAACTCACCTCGGATTGCGCCGGCCATGTACCGTTCCCGCTGCCGAAATAGAGTATGGCCTGTTCAGCCGTCCAGACTGTCGCATCAGCCAGCTTCCAGCGCTGGCCATCCAGCGGAATAGCCCCATCATCGTCTTCAAGCAGATCGAGAGGCTCTGCCATTTGAGCGGTGACCACCACAATGGCCGTCTCATCATCAATGATTTCCACATCCATCTCGGGCAATTCCCAGTCCACATTGATGGCATCCATCGCCGCAGCCCCGTCGTTCTGATACCAGGCCAGCAACAGCGCCATAACCAGCTGCGGAGGGCAGAGACGATACGGGAAACGCTCCCATGCCAGTGTGGCGGTGTACTGCATGATGGCCAGACGATACTGCCCCGCCCCCAGGTCACGCGCAGCCGGCACGAAACGCACCTCATCCATGAGGCTGTCAAACCCGTCCATGGCACGTTCCGGCATGTTGCCTTTTACAAACTCAGTCAGCGATTCCAGCAGGCTCATATGATGGATACTCCCGCACGTGACAGCCCTTTGAGACTACGCAGCGCAAAATTAGCCTCTGCCAGTAATGCTTCCCGGGTTTCCTGGGCTGATGGCTGCGCATCGGTTTTTACCCGCACAATGCTGGTCCATTCCCCCATCAGGTCGGCTTTCGCCCGGGCAAAGACAGCTTTGCGGTACTGCGCGGCAACGTAGCTTTCCCCTTCATATGACGGTCCCGGAACGGCAGAAGCTGTAACAATACCCAGACTCGTCCAGTGGTCACGGCGAGCAATCAGACTGGCATTGATCTGCGCCATCGCGCTGACCAGCGCATCAGCCACTGTGCCGGCGGCAATATCTGCCGGGATACTGCGGTTATCCTGAAAATCCTTCACGTTCAGGTCAGGCCAGAATCCATCGTTGGTGACTGCAATATCCTGATAATCAATGGGCTTGCCGTTGAACATACATTCCCCCTGGAAAAGACGGCTCAGACCAGGCTCCACGACAATAAAGGCTGATGCCTGTTGTCTCCCCTGCGAGCCGCCGTGGGTCGGTGCTCGTTACAGCGTCAGCTTTCGCCGGCGCTGTGCAATTTTGTCCCGAAGCGTACGTACCTGAATTTGTGGATACATATCCTGCGCTGCGGCCAGAAACATATCGGCTTTGGCCAGTTGCGCATCGTCATCGATGGCGGAGGCCAGTGGCCTGCCATCTTTCCCCCGCAGCAGCTGCAGGCCAGAGAATCGCAGATATTTGGCTTTGACGATCTCATTGACCGGCCACGCCTCCAGAACGCGCTGACTGACGCGGGAAAAATACGGCTCTACCGCGCGGCCGTTATCCGCTTCACGTTCAGCCCAGGCCAGCATCGTATCCGCAACAAAATGCGGGAAATCACTGCGGATATTGGCCGGCGTTTCCTGCCGCTGTTCAATAGCAATATCAGCCCAGTCCAGCGCCAGGCTGAAATCTTCCACATCAAACAGCCAGATGACGCAGTACGAAAACACCGGGTGCAGGTGAACCGCATCGCCATCGAGATACTCCCGGACATAAGGCATCCAGCGCGGCAGCAGCTCGTCACGCTTCATCACGATCCGCTGTCCAATCTGCGACAGGCTACGCAGTCGTTGCACATCCACCGCCAGTGCCGTGACCAGCAGGTGCAGGCTGTTGGGGGCATTGTTTGCTGCCTCAACGTTGCCGGCAGCCATTGCCTGCGCCGCTTCGACACGGCGCTGATGATCACGAAACAGGCTCATAACGTTCCTTACGGATTGGTGGTAGTTCCTTTGTCGCCTTCCAGCACGACGTTCGCCGGTTCGATCCCCACAAACAGGGTTTCGTCTTCCACCACATACGCTTCGTTGCGGTAGTAGGAGTCCACCAGACCTGCCAGCTCGTCATCATCTTTGAAGCCACGACGCATCGAGTCAGTCTGGGTATAAATCGACAGGTTGGAATAGGTGGTGATTACGCAACCACGCGCCGGGAACTGCGGTGGAACCGTTGCCGGCAGACCACCAAATGACCCCATCAGATCCATTTGCTTCATAGCAGCACGTTCGGTTGGGGTACGACCATGCATCTTGCCGGTGGCATCAGCTTCTTTAGCGATGATGTCTGCGCCGACTAACAGAACAAGGTCAGTACGCTGACGATGAACCGGATCGAGTCCCTGACGCAGGTCGTAGGCCAGGTGATCGAGACTGGTATAGTCTGCTGCAGAATCGGTACCAATATTGATTTTGTCGGCCGTTTTCCCACCGGTCAGGATATTTTTAGGCAGATTGTCACGCATCCATTGCATCCAGCCTTTGTTCACATCCTCCAGCAACTTATGCGCTGTCGGATCAGAACTATCGGCAACAGACGTACCGTTCCAGGCAATCATCAGTTGGTCGAGCGCAATCTGGCGCTGGACGAACTGCGCATACAGGGACATAAACTGGTCCCCCATACGCGCCCAGGTATCAGCCAGATGCCAGGGCACAATTACACCGCTGTCTGTCGGAACGCAGGTGTATTTCGCTCCCGCAGGGTTAATATTACGGCGGTAGCGCCCGGTTGCTTTACGACCGGTGATGGTCTGCTGCATCCCGGCAAACACTTTCTCACCCTGGATATCAGTGACCAGCGGCATATTAATCAGGTTGTTAAAATCAACAGACTCCTGAACCGCACCAAGCAGGCGCTCTTCCTGTGGCCCGGAAATGGCAAAGGATTTACCCGCCAGAATCACAGCTGGATCAGCGCTATACTGTTTGGCCAGAATGTCACGTACCTGTTGTACGAGCTTTTCGGTTTGTGGTTTCATCCCTGTTCCTTACAGCCAGACTTTGTTTTCTTCACCCGGATTTTCATCCGGCGTTTTGGTGGTACTGTTACCCGCCAGTGCATCGAACTTCTGGGTAATCGCGTCCAGCTTTTCGTCCAGCTTCGCCACATTCGCCAGCTTGGTTTCCAGTTGGGTGAACTGCTCAACCGTGATACCCGTTACCACCGGTTTTTCTTCCGGTTTCACTTCGGGTTTGTCTGGCTCTGCTGAAGGCTTACCGCCGGCACTGAACGCTTTCACCTGTTCCTGAATACCGGTGATAACCGTATCCTGCTTATCCATACGCCCCATCAGCGCATCAAACTGTTCCTTGGTCATTTCATCCTCTTCCGTGGTTTGAGGTGGGTTTTCTTTTTGGCGACTGAAGAAGCGCTGCAGAAAGGATTGCTGCCGGTTGTCCGGCGCATCACCGATATTGTGCAGCGTCCCTAGAGAGAAGACCTCAGCACCAATACGCGACAGCGGGGACTGATGATTACCAATACTGAACATCAGTCGGTCAGTCCCCAGCGAAGCCGGAATATCGGTCACGGCGATGCCCGTCAGATAGAACTTGCCTGTGCCGGCAAAATTCTCCGCCACTTCAATGGAGGTGAAGAGCTTCTGACCCATTTCGTTGGTGGTGATCAGCCAGTCGTTTGGCATCAACTGAGCAAACAGCTTAAGCGTACCGTCAACGCGTTCGGCTTTCAGTCCGTCCACTTCACCGTAGTTGTAGCTCCAGGATCGGGCTTCGTATGTGTCATCATGACGCGGCCAGATCAGCGCGGTATAGCTCTGGCGGTTGTAAGTATCTGCTGCATCCTGCAGCCATGCTTCCTTGATTTCTCGCCCGTCTACCGTATTGCCGGCGGTGGCGATGCAAACCCAGTCTGTACGTAAGCGTGGCATAACGTCCCTGTTCGTCTTAGTCCCTGAACTCCAGTTAAACGGAACGAGAAAAGAAATTCACCGAGGAGCATTCCGCTTAATTCCGCTGCGTTTCGCTACCGTATCTGATCGGAATTGAGCGGAATGCAACCTGTTGCCATCACGTCAGAATGGTCAAAAAGGAACTGTGGCCAGAGGGAACATGGCACAAAAATATTCAGAGGAAATCAGGGACGTCGCCCGCGCCCTGTATCTCAAACGGTGGACACCGCAGGAGATCAAAGAGGAGCTGCGTCTGCCCAGCGTGCGCATCATCTACTACTGGGCCGAGAAGTTCAGCTGGCGTGACTTGCTGAGCGAGGAAGGTGTTGAGGCAGCATTATCCCGTCGCATCCAGGTACTGACAGACCGTGACGGCAAATCGCAGCTCGAGCTGCAGGAACTGGACCAGCTCGTTGGCCATCACGTAAAACTGCTGGCACAGCGTGCTAAACGGGAAGAGAAACTGCTACAGCTGCAGCACCTGCAGGAGAGTGGTAAATCATGCGCTGATGGTACCCTCACTGATGAAGGTACCCGCCAGCAACGCAAAGGCCGTAAGCGCAAAAATGACGTCAGTGAAATAACCGCTGACAGCTTTAACGAGTGGGTGTCCGTGCTGTTTGGGTACCAGCTGACACTGCGCGAAAACCTGCATCAGAAAATACGTAATATCCTCAAAGCCCGCCAGCTCGGTGCCACCTGGTATTTTGCCGGCGAGGCACTGGAGGACGCGATACTCAATGGGAAGCCACAGGTTTTCCTGTCAGCATCCAAACGCCAGGCTGAAGTATTCCGACGCTATATCGTGCAGATAGCGCATAAATTTCTCGGCATCGAGCTGACCGGTAACCCGATACGCCTGAGCAACGGCGCTGAGATGAGTTTTCTCGGTACCAACAGCAATACAGCCCAGTCAGAAAGTGCCAACGTCTATATCGATGAATATTTCTGGGTACCGAAATTCAGCAAACTGTATGAAGTCGCCTCTGCAATGGCCACCCACGACCACTGGCGTATCACCTGTTTTTCCACCCCCAGTTCAAAAGCACATGATGCTTATCCATTCTGGACTGGTGATGAATGGCGACGTGGGCGGCCTGAACGTAAACATGTTGAGTTTCCGTCTGAGGCCGAGCTACGCGACGGCGGGAGATTGTGCCCGGATGATCAATGGCGTTTTATCATCACCATAGAAGATGCTGTAAAAGCCGGATTCAACCTCGCCAGTATTGATAAATTACGCAACCGCTACAGCGGCCCAGCCTTCGACATGCTGTTTATGTGCGTTTTCGTGGACGATAAGGATGCCGTTTTTGCCTTCGACCAACTGATGAAATGCGGTACCGACCCGGGCCTATGGCAGGATTTTAAACCTGATGAGGCGCGGCCGTTTGGCAACCGGGAGGTCTGGGGCGGGTACGATCCAAGCCGAACCACCGACAATGCGACATTTGTCGTTATCGCTGTACCACTGTACGCCGCCGAAAAGTATCGGGTTCTGCGAAAGTGGGTCTGGACGGGCCTCTCATTCAAGTTTCAGGCCGAGCAGATAAAGAAAATTAAAGAAGCGTACAACCTTACCTACATCGGGATCGATGTCACCGGCATCGGTGCCGGCGTATTCGATATTGTCAGCGCGTTTGCGCCCCGGGAGGCTGTCCCTATCCATTACAGCGTGGAGAGTAAAAACCGCCTGGTCCTGAAGATGATCGACGTGGTTGGCGGTAACCGTATCGAGTGGGACCGGGAAGACAAAGACATTGCGGCCAGCTTTATGGCCATCAAGCGCACCACCACCGCCAGCGGTAACGCCATGACGTTCGTCGCCACGCGGTCACAGGAAACCGGCCACGCAGATTCATTCTGGGCGATATCCCATGCCATGCAGAACGAACCGCTGAACACCGAACATAAACGCAAATCGAGATGGGTACTTGGATGAGTAAAAAAAACCGTAAACCCGTGACGGCAGAGAATACCGCCCCGGCGCAACAGAAAATGAGCATGATCACCTTTGGCAACCCGGAGCGGGCTATTCTTAACCCGCTGGAATATGAACCGGTGTATTACGACAGTTCGAGCCAGTTTTACACACTGCCAGTCAATCGGCTGGCGCTGGCTGAACTGCCGGATATTAACGGCCAGCATGGTGGTATCCTGCGTGCCAGAACCAACATGATCACCGCCGATTTTGTCAGTGGCGGTGGCATGGTGCAGGAAACCATCCAGTCTGCAGTGATGAATCTGCTCACCTTTGGCGATGTCGCGCTGCTCAAGCTGCGCAATGCCTTTGGTAAGGTGATTGGCCTGCATCCCCTGCCATCACTCTATCTGCGCCGTGGTAAAGACCAGAAATACTATATTGTGCAAAAGAGCGGTGCATTGACGTATGAAGAGAAAGATATTGTCTTTATCAAACTCTATGACACGCGCCAGCAGGTCTACGGCAAGCCTGATTATCTCGGTGGGATCCACAGCGCCATGCTCAACAACGAAGCCACCATTTTTCGCCGTCGCTACTATAAAAACGGCGCCCATCTCGGATACATCCTCTACACCACGGACCCGAACATGACGGATGAAATGGAAGACGAAATGAGGAAGCAAATTGCCGCCGGCAAAGGCGTGGGTAATTTCAAATCTATGATGATCAACATCCCGAACGGGAAAGAGAAAGGTGTGCAGCTCTTGCCTGTCAGCGACATGACCGCGAAAGACGAGTTTGTGAACATCAAAAATATCTCGATGCAGGATATTCTGAATGCCCATCGCTTTCCGCCAGGCCTTGCCGGCATGATGCCGAACAATAACAGCTCGTTCCCGGATATCACGAAAACCCGCCAGGCCTATCAGCGCGATGAAGTGACCCCCGTACAAAAACTGATTACAGACGCGGTGAACAAAGACACAGATATCCCTGCGAATTTACGCATTAATTTCACACAATCAACGCCAATTGATGCATAATTAGCAATAATAAAGCGTGAATAAAAACCGGTTATGATGAATGCAAGGAGCCTGGAATGCGGATCAAATGTCCGGAGTGCGGTGCAAGAGCAGTGATTAAATCCACCAATCCTATTCACCCGCAGCTCACCGATGCGTACTGTGCCTGTAGTGATGTGAACTGCGGTCATACTTACGTTTTACAGGTATCGTTTAAACATACGCTCAGCCCCAGCAGAAAATCGATGGACGACCTGCTGGTAGGATTGATCTGCTCGCTTGGCCAGAAACAGAAAGCAGAGCTGCTGGACAGGCTGAATCATTCAGGCACAGCGGCATGAAAAAAGGCACCGAAAATGGTGCCTTTTTTATTAATCCTCCTTCCCAAAATAAGAAAGGCTGACTATTGTCTTTATCGGAAAAGGATATTTTTCATCAAGTAATTTGAGACATTCATCAATCCCGTCATGATTAGTAATCGCATTATTTAGTTTCAGAATACTTGAATGATAATTAAAATAACCGTCCACCACACAACAAAAATAAATATGCCGCCTGATCCTGATAGTACCCATATTCATCACTCCAAAAACTAGTCAATTTTCTTAATTGACATATCATCCGTATCAAGTTCTAAATCTTCGGTATCAATAATTTTAATACCCTGGCTTCCATCCATTGGTGGCCATCCTTCCTGCCCATTCCCAGAATCCCAGTCAAACTGTTTAATCAAACCATCAACGGTATAACCAGCCGTGAACTGGATATACATGATTTCACGCGCCAGCATCTTCAATACTGCGTTAAGCACCCCACCATCCCGTTCAACGCGCCAGTTGGCATTTGTCCAGAAGTTATTCAACTCATGTAAATCAGCCTCACTAACGATATCGTGGTTAATCTCAATAGTGACACTGGCTTTCAGGTCATAATCTATTTCATAAGTTTTGATATCTGCCATTATATTACCTTTTATTTTTCCCTATTAAATATCCAGCAACGGAATGTGTCCGGCATCCGCTGCATATCCCCTTTACCACGATTATGGCGCTCACTTACCGCGCTGCGCGTGGTACTTTGTCTGATGAACCGCCGCTCATTACCGTTTTTAAGCAGCTTTTTAATTTCCGTTAAAGTGAACGGAATCCGCTGTCGGTGTGCTGCTGCAACTTCTTCCATATGGTTGAAATTAATTGCAATTTCATTTTCATCTGACGAGTGATTGACGCCATAGGGTGCCAGTTCATCCAGGTAATCAAACAGATCCCAAAACTCCTGCACCATCGGGTGATCCTTTTTAAGCGCCTGACAGCGTTCAATGGCCAGCGCGGTGATGGCCTCACGCGTTTTTTCTATGCGTTCAACCGGCACAGGTACAACAATCGCAAGCGCCTCCAGCAAGCCCACAAGCTGCGCGTGATTCTTTGCAATGCGGATATGGCGAATACTACTGTTAGACTCCAGCGCATTCCTGGCGCGGTCGTATCCCTTACCGAACGTCTGCATGATTTCTTTTTCTCGCATGGTGGCCAGTAGGGTAAATCCGGACACCTGGCTAACGGGGAGTTGCTCCAGCCGCTCCGCAGCATGGCGCGTCTGAATAGACTGCCCGCGTTTGTCGGTATAGATATGGATAATACGTTCCAGAAACGCCTTGCTGCCGTCTGTATCAGCGTTCTGCGCAATCACAATACTGCCCCTGAATGGTGGCTCGTATGTCTCGTTATTGTTTGATTTTATCCCTACCGCGCGGGAGGCTCGGCCGTTATACAGCGATTTCAGTTCATCCCAGTCAAAAGCGCGTTGCTTGGCGTTATCCGTGGTGCGGTCGCCTTCAATTAACACAACCGGCAGGTTGCCAACCTGGGCAAAGTTTCGCCCACGTGCTGCGGCCGTGGATTTAGAAGGATCAAACCCTTCGTATTCTTCGCGGCCGGCGAGCTTCCAAAGAAATTCAATTAGCGTGGATTTACCAGTACCCGGTTCACCCACGATTTCCAGAAACGGGAATGACTTATCGCGCTCCCGGATTTGTTCGGCAAACAACGACCCCAGCCAGAACGCCAGCGCCACGTATCCCTTTTCACCAAATGCCGTCCAGATATCGTCAATCCAGCCCGTGGTAAATTCATGCAGCTTTGGATTCAGATCCAGCGATGGTGTCAGGCTCAGACTTTTTACACTGGCGTGATTGATTTCAAAATAGTCTTCATCGTTCATCTCATACAGCCGGCCATCGCACACAGCCACACGGTTAAACAGCCACGCAGAATAATCTTTGTTGTAGCCGATAAAATTCTGCGTCTTAACCTCTTTTATTTCAGGAAGCCGCATCTGGATGAACTTATCCAGCTGCTTGGTGCTGCCGGTGTATACCGCCCCTTTGGCGATATGCAGCAAACGTTTCTTAAACTCGGCGGAGCTGGTGAGCTGGTTCGCCGTGAAGGTATCCTTCACCGCTGGCCGGTTCGGCATGTTGACCTTAACGTAATACCAGGACTCATCTGTAGGTTCAGAACGCTGGAAATAGAGCGGAGTCAGCCAGCAGTTAGCAATTTCTGTCACGCCGCCAGATTCTTTCACCGCCCGTTCTTTGGCTTCCCAGTCCTGGATAACTTCGGAACCGGTATTACTGATTCGCTCATAGGCTCGCATGTACCTGTCCAGATCCAGTTCAAACCAGTACATGCGGGAATTATGTTCAAAATAGAACGAATGCCACTCATTATGCTGATGCATGAGCAGCGCTTTTTCAGTCGGGCTTTTCGCCAGCAGAATATCGCCATAGTAGCGATAATTTTTGATGTCCGATTTACTGAACCGGCCACGCAACAACAAGTCATTCCAGTCCAGAGTGGAAGATGATTTCACCGGCTGCGCCGCACGAACTTTCCAGCCGGCATCCTCGCTACGGGCAGCAAATGCCAGCGTATGCTTTGTGCCGGCCTTATCGCCGTCAAACGCCCATACAAGGCGTGGGCGCGGTTTTTCGCCCAGTTCTTTGGCCAGCATATCCAGTGCGGCCAGCGGGTAGTTGTTACTGCTCAGTGTGGCAACCGCGGGTAAACCTACCTGGCAAAGACTCAGCGCATTAAATATCCCCTCAGTGATCCAGATTTCGTTCACTTCCAGCAGATTGACAGAAGGTGGTACCCACCAGTGACCGACATAGCTCCCTTTGATATTCGCTTTTTGCTTACCAAAGCGTTGGGGCTGGTCAATAATGCGCTCCCACGTCGCACCACATGACAGCTGAAATCTGACCGTTGCCGACCCCATATTATCTTTGGCAAATGCGCCCTGGGTGAAGCAGCCCTTCAGTGGTTCGGTATCCAGCCCTCTGGCCTCACGCAGATACGCCTCAGCAGCTGCGTGTGGGGTTTCAGGTGTGTCCTGATACCGCTTAGACCAGTCTTCAAAAATATCCGGGTACAGCTCTTTAACAACGACCTGATGACCGCAGTTATTTTCGCGGCCACACTTCAGAATCCAGGGCTTATCTATGCTGGTGAATAATTCGCGCTTACGACACTTAGGGCATACACCCTGCTGCAAATACTTATCCCGCTCTTTAAACTCAAAATCCTGAACAAGACGGCGCACAACGTCCTGTTGTATCGTTGCGTTCATATATAATCCATGTGTGAAATAATGAATAAAAGGCAAAAGCTATATTCTGTACTGCTTGTTATATCTTTCATGCGTCATTAATTCCCAGCTTCTGCCCTTATCCTTGCTAAGTAATCGCCAGCGATAGTAGACATGAACAGAGAAATAATGATTCGGCTTAATAACCTGATATACCTTTTTGCCGTTGTAATATTCTGTCAGCGCTGAAAATGCCTTGTTAATGACACTTTCACTTGCATGAGAGGTCACTTTCAGCATAGTTATTTCACACTGGCTATTCTGACAAGATAAGTCCAGACGTAAGACACTAATTTTGCCTGATGAATAGCATCATAGAGTGCATGGTGCGGAGTACCTTCAAATTTAATAATATTTTTGATGTTCAAGCCTAAATCTTTGGCCAGCGCATTTATCGTTCTGACGTCCCGATCATTCCAGTAATTCCACATCGGGCTTAACAAGCCAACCTTATTTGCAGCATGACGAAGGATAACGTTATCAAACGACGCTCCATTACCCCATACCTGCAAATGGTGTGCGTCGGTGAGTTCACTGATAAAATGGAAAAGGTCAGATATGGCAGTATCCAGCGGACAATTCGCATCATTAATCATTTCGCTCCTTGCTTCGGAGGACTGACGCAGCCACCACAGAACTGTATCAGCTCCCATAGTGCAGTCGTAATCAACGCTACTTGCAAGACTGATACGACGATAAAATGTTTCCCCCATTTCACCCGTTTCCGGATTAAATAACACTGCGCCAATAGCAGTAATTGCAGCAGTTGGTTTGTTATCCATTGTTTCAAGGTCAATCATTAAATGTTTCATAGCATTCCCTTAACGTTGAACGGCGGTAAGCTGCACCGCAGTTTTATTTTCTTTAACAGAACATGAAGCGAGTGAAATAAGCCCGGGAATATTATCTTCCGGAGGAATAGTCCCGTTAAAAGCCATCATGGTAATTTCATGAAGTTCACAATAATCATCAAACTCATTATTGAATCTGGCCATTAACGTCATACCTTCGAGACACTTAGCCAGTTTTAAATTTAGTTCCATTAGCTGGATACCATCGCTATGAATGGAAAATGATTCTTTATCAATGGTACTAGCCTGCTCGCGGTAGGTACGTAACAGACTACGAATTAACGTGGCATATTTGGTTTTCATAATTAAAGTCCCAACCACATTAGCCACGCATCGCGTTGTGCCTTTGGTTTTTTGGAAAAAGCTTTACGAACGCCTTTATTGAATTCTTCAATACAAATCAGTTTTTCCGTACGTGCTCCAGGCTTTTCCGGATCCTGAATTTCAATAAAAGGAAGTTTTTCCGCCTTCACCATCATATCAATCGCGTTTTTAGACTTCCCCAGCAGCTCCGCAAACCTGTCAGGAGTCACTCCTTCGAGTGGGTACTTGATAAGTAAATCATCAAGGTTCATGTGTTATCCTCGCGTCTTGGCACCTATCCAAACCAATGCAGACCGTTCTGGACCGCATTGGATTACATGTAATCCAACAACAAGGAGTTTAGACCACATATGATCCAAAAGGCAAGCATCGGTGAAAAAATTCGCCTCATGCGAGAGGCTGAAGGACTATCGAGAAGAGAAATGGGACTATTAACAGGAGTATCACCTAGCAACTTAAAGAATTATGAAATATTAGGTCGACAAATCCCAGCCGACACTCTGATTTTGATATTAAATATCGACAGGTTTCACAAGTATTCGGATTGGGTAATTTTTAACAAAACTAACCCAGCTGCCGGTCAAATTTCTCCGGCTCTCTCCCCTGATGGCTCAGAGAAACCGGAGGAACATCAGGGTTTAATTCCCGGCACTGCAAAATCACGCCGTTAAAGGCCGAAAACTGGTTAGACCTGTATTTTGAATTTGCTGACTGCCTGTGGTCGCAGGCCGGAAGCTACATCGGAGGGCTTCGCTATGGCGATTAAGAAGCTCGATGATGGACGTTATGAACTGGACACAAGAACGGGCGGACGCACCAGTAAGCGGATCCGCAAAATATTTAACAGGCGGGCTGATGCTGTCGCGTATGAACGCTACATGCTGGGTAAGTTTCAGCGTAAGGAATGGGACCCTGCCGCACAGATTGACAGGCGCACGCTGGACGATATCCGGGAACTGTGGTGGCTCTACCACGGCCAGACGCAGAAGAACGGCGAGATTGAAAACCGGCATCTCATCAAAACCATTACCGCGCTGGATAATCCACAGGTTGGCGAGGTTAACAAACGCATGCTGATAGTCCATCGCAGCCGCAGGCTGGCGCAGGGAATAAGTGCATCCACGGTCAACCGCGATATTTACCGGCTGTCCGGTATGTTCAGTGCGCTGATCAAACTGGATGAGTTTGAGGGAGAAAACCCGCTGCGTGGTCTGCCTCCCCTGAAAGAGAAAAATCCCGGCATGACCTTTCTCACAAAACCGGAAATAAGCCGCCTGCTGGACACGCTGACGGGCGATTACCGGTTGATTGCGCTGTTATGCCTCAGCACTGGCGGACGCTGGGGAGAGGTCAGCACGCTGACTGAATCGCAGATTATGCACGGCCGTGTCGTCTTTCTGGAAACAAAGAACGGCAAAAAGCGCGTGGTTCCCATCTCTGACGAACTGGAAAAAGAGGTTATGACCAGTGCCAGTGCGGGGCTGTTCCGGGTGGACTATGAAAACTTCTGCCGCAAGCTGCGGAAGGTCAAGCCAGACCTGCCGCGCGGTCAGGCCACCCATATACTGCGCCACACGTTCGCCAGCCACTTTATGATGAACGGCGGGAATATTATTGCGCTTCAGCAGATCCTTGGCCATGCCAGCATTCAGCAGACGATGGCGTATGCACATCTGGCACCGGACTACCTCCAGAACGCTATCGCACTGAATCCGCTGAAAGGGGGGCTGGGAGTCTGA